GATCTCGGTGATGCTGTACCAAATGGGGCGTGACTTGTAGCGGGTTGCGCGATACGCACCGATCCGCGAGTCATAGTATTTGCGGTGAACACCCTGCGTGTTCTCCCAAGTCGCGCAATAGATTGTCATGTTCTTTTCTCCTTCTGATTTTCGCTCTGTGCTTTATCTGTCGTTGTGCTGGAGTCATCGCAGCGCGGGGCTTGCGAGCATCATCTCTGTTCCCAATTCCGTACACCTTCAAGACGTACTGTCTGCGATGGTTCATTCGCCACGCACAGATGTAGGCTGATCCAGCTTTGTGCATCTCGCGTGTGTAGTGCAGCACGGTGACGTAATGCAGCCCCGTCTTCTCGGCTAACTCTTCGCAAGTGTATTCGCCAGCCAGCATCTCACGCACCAGCAAAGCAAACGACATTGCGTTGACCTTTACTTGGTTGGACATGTCACGCTGCCTCTTTCATCTGTCGATATCGCTTCACTGCGCTTCTCAGATCAGCCTGAGTTGATGCCTTGTCGTTCAGCGCAAGGGCTTGAGCCTGATCTAGTGTTGACTGCATCAGAATGCGATGACAGATCACCGGCACACCTTGACCTTGACGGCGCACGCGAGCGTTGAACTGTTCGTACAGATCGAGTGACCAGTTCAACCCGAACCACACCAGGATGTGCCCGTTGTCCTGCAGCCCATCGATGCCATGACCCATCGATGCGGGATGGCCGATCATCAAAGGACACTCTCCAGCTTTCCAACGGCGCATGGCACTGACCAATGACCGCTCGCTCTTGCACTCGGTCAGGTTGATCGGGTTCAGATGCTTGAACCGAGTCATGATTCGCTCTGCATCGCTGCGATAAGCATAGGCGCACAGGATCGGAGAACCCTGCGCCTCATCGATGATGTCTTCCAGTGCATCGAGCTTCAGTTCATGCACCGGCTCCCATAACGGCATCCCCGCCACGGGGTACATGGCACCGTTGGAGAACTGCAGGCACTTGTTGGTCAGTGATGCCTGATTGAACATCTCGACCGTGGTGCCGCTGTCGAGCGTTAGGAAGAACTCACGCTCCATGCGCTCATACATGTCTCGCAGTTCCCCAGGCATCTCGATTTCGATGTCGTTCACCATCAAATCAGGCAGCGGGTTGTAGTCTTCCGCACTCATCTCCAACGTAATGTCGCCAATCAGCGTCTTGATCTTGTCCTCAGTATCGTCAAACGGCACCTCTTTGTAAGGCCCGACCTTGCGATAGAACCGTGTGCGAAATGCGGTCTTGCTGGTGCCAAGACGCTCACCGCGATCCACCACTAGGAACTGACCATGCAGGTCTTTGTAGCCATTGCTAGCCGGTGTGCCGGTGAGTCCGGTAGACCAGTCGAATTGGTCTGCGATCTTGCGAAACGCTTTCACTCGATTGGTGTTGCTGTTTTTCATCTTGCTGATCTCATCCCACACGATCCCGTTGAACGGCATGGGGCGCTTCTTGGCTACGAAATAGGTTTGGATGGTGTCACTTAGCCATCCCAGGTTTTCGTAGTTGATCAGGTAGATGTTTGCAGGGCGCATCAAGGCGCGTGTGCGCTGATCGCGTGTGCCTGTCAGCAAACTGAACGTCAGGTCTTTGGTGTGCTGCCACTTCTCAGCTTCCTGTCGCCACACCAATCGAATGACTCGGATCGGAGCCACGATGATGACGCTGCGCAGGTAGCCCACCGACAACAGGTGCGCAAGTGACGTTAGCGTGATGACAGTCTTACCCAACCCCATGTCGAGCCAAAGCATCGAGCTTTGTCGAGTGGACTGGAAGTTGACTGCCTTTTGCTGATACGGGTGAAGCAGGTTTGCAGTCAGCATCCCATCACCATCAGATCAATCATCGACATACCATCCTTTACATTGTCAATTACGAATACGTTTACGTTGTTTTGTCGAAGCCGGTGATGCTCGCGCTCTTGCGGGTCTGTGGGCTTTTGCCCTTCGCGTTTGAACTCACAAAAGAACACCCGACCATTGGGCAAAACGAACAATCGATCAGGTACTGCCGCTCTACTCGGACTGGTGAACTTGTACGCCAGGATGTTCTTGGTCTTTGCGTACTCACAGACCTTTGCTTCAATCTGTTTTTCCAGCAATCTCAATCTCAATCAGTTTTGCCAAGTAATGCGATGCTTTGCGAAGGTCTTCTACACCACCCTTGTCTCTCCAACGACTGACGTACTTGACGATATTGCCTTCTAGGTAGCCCAGGTTGTTCGCCACGATGTAGTCCCAAGGCTGGATTGCCTTGTTCTTGTAGTGGCTCCCGCCGCATTGAGTGTCGTTGGCGTTCATTCTTTTCCCCTTGCGCGGATGGCTGCGGCGCATTGGTCTGCGGTCAGGTCTGCCCTGCCGGGGTGCGCAAGCGTTAAGTCTTCGCACACTTTCGCGCACGCTTCACGCTCTGCTGCTGCGACAAGTTTTGCGAACTCACTCAGCCGATCCGGGTAATCTGCACCAGGAATTGGTGCGCTCCATTCGCATCCATCCATCGCACTCATTAACAGGGCTTCATGCGCCATACGGATGATGTCGTTCACGCGAGAATCAGGCATAGCTTTTCCACCTCCTTCACATAGAAGTCAAAGTCAACCGGCAACGAGATGTCCTTGATGTCGTTGCACACCTGCACACCCCATCCCGACTGCACACCGATCTTGCGCCACTCGGTCTTGCCTTTGAGCGGCGGCATCCACTTCACCAGCGAGTCGCCACCTTCGGCAACGTAGTACCGACTGGTGTTCTGAACGGGTGTGAATTCTCCCCTCCACTCAAGCGTCAGATATGAGTTGCGAGGCACCTTGATGCGACACATGAAGTCCATGATGTCGGGCCATCGCTCAATCGTTTCCCGAATGGGCGCACCCTCAACCAGCACCTTCTCTGCCACCTTCGCCACCACCAGTGCCGATGCGTCCTGATGCCATGCCATGTTGTACTCATAGGCACCCTTGCGCTTGAGTGACCCATCTTCATACTGACCGATGTAGTTGTTGACATCGCGAATCATCATGGCGCGATAGGTCTTTTGCTCCATTCGAAGTCCGGTCTGCTGTTCCCACTCCCGAACACAGTTCTCAACATCGTTCTCACGATCGCGTGGCACCCTGATGGTCAGGCCATCGGTGTTAGCCTGGATCATCTGCAGCCCCTCGATGTCGAACAGGCGATCTGCCAACATGCAAAGCAGCAACTGACCGTTGAGCGTGATCTGCATCGTGAACAGCGGATCGTAGAAGATGCTGAACTTGTTGTTGCTGTCACCGTAGACACCGTTCAACGCGAGCTTGAGCATCGCGTTCTCAGCAGACCCCTTCGGGTAGCTTTTGCGCTGCTCAAAAAGCTCACCGTAGATCGAGCAGAACCGATCAGTCAGATGCGCGGGGTGGAACCCGCACTGGATCGCCAGCGTCGGGTAGTAGCTGGTGACATCCAAGTCGATGATGATGTTGCCATCGTCTGACTCAACCACCATCGACTCAACCGACCCGTGAATGCCGCCGAGTCCGAACACAAACTCAAACCCGTTGACGTTGGCTCGCAAATCTTTGAACACACCCTTTGTTTCAGTAATCGACTGATCAAGCAACCAATTCTGAACACGGGTGAACTCGAAATAGTTGAAGTTGATCCACGGCAGGATCGCATCACGCAGATGAATCACCGGACGCAATGTCTGCAGCGGCTCGCGTCCATTGGGGCCGATCTTGTAGCACTGCACACCGGCTGACTCAAGCTGCATCGCAAAGTAGTCTTTGCCAATCTTCGTATCGTTATGGTTCATGAAGTCGCGCTTGAGCTTGTCACTCAGTTCTTCTCTGAACCGGATCATCGGCAGCGTGTGCTGATAGAACCGCTTTGTCTGCGCCACATCGTGCTGGTTGTACAACTTGAGCTTTTGAATCTGTTGCCGGTCGAGTGTGGTGCCCACCGGAAACGGCAGATCGGCAATCGAGTCCGATCGCATGTTGAACTCCAAAGCCTTCAGACTAGTGCTGCGAGCTTTGTTGTCGAAGTGGTGAATCTTGAACAAATCGATCTGTTCGACCATGCGATCAGTGGGACGCACCGAGTGCTTCCATCGATCGTCGCCATCTTGCCCTTGAATGATGGCCTGGGCTTTGTCGTACAGCGCCGCTGCGCTTGCCTTACCCATCTGCATAAACGTGTGAAGAACCGGATAGTCGAACCCGAGGTTGTTGAATCCGACCATCCGGTGCTTACCAGCACGCAACCAGTGCAAGAACTCCCGCAAAGCATCGGAGTCATTGCACCAGTCGCTGATTTCAAATGACCATTGAGCGGGTAAGTCCGCATGTTCCACGGCAACGGTGAACGCATTCGGAAAAGTCTCAATGTCGTAGATGAAATCCATTACTGAGGCATCATGAACGGCGGCAGGGGCATGGCAGCGGGTGCTGCAGGAGCGGCAGGCGCAGCCACTGCACCGAACATGCTCGATGCGTCAGCAGCACCCTCACCGAATGCCTTGTCGTCACCAGCGAACTGGATCGCCACCAAGTCGCAGCGCACACCGCGGCCATGCTTGTTGTCCTGCAGCCAAGGCTTGACCGCGGCGTTCACACGGCAACCACCATACATGGCGCGAGTCAGTGCCTGATACGCCATCGTGTTCGCAGGATCGACCGGCTGACCGTCAGCTTGGATCACCTGCGGAGGCGTATCCCGCCCCGCAGTGATGAACACGTTGCCAGCGTAGCCATCGTAAGGGGTGAAGGTCTTCTTGTTGACCTTCTCCTCACCGCGACCGTAGCAGCGGGTCTTGCGGTCACCGTTGATCATGCTCATCACGGTGCTGGCATGCTCTTTCCACTTGTCGAGCGCCATCGCACCGTACCGCTGCATGAACTGCGCAAAGCCAGCGTGATCCTGCGGCATGATGAACTCGCAGTTATACGAAATACGGGTAGCACCCGTGACTTCGTTGACTTGCTTCTGCGGTTCTGCAATGTGCGGGAACGACAGGCGCACGTTAGACAGATAAATGATGTCGGACATTACAATTACTCCTGGGTTAACCATGACGGTAAGGATTCCACTGCACCGAAGAGCGGTGCAGCGTTGACTGTGACTGCCGTGCGGCTGTCACTGGCAAGTGCGACGACAGGCTCGCCATACGTCTTGGTGACGTACTCGGATTCCATCGTTTTGAGTTGACGCTCGGAAAGCGTCTTGCTGGTAGCGGTTTCGCCGCTGCCCTTTTCCCACTTGAGCTTTTCGGCTTGAGCGGGGCTTACGAACTTCGACACATACAGTGCCGACTTAGGCACACCCATGCGCTTGAGCTTGTCAGCCATCTCATCATCGGAGTAGCGCCAAGATCGAGTGCCGCGACCGTTGACCAGCTTCAGACCGGGGATGGTCTGACCAGCACGCAGGCGGCGCTGGGCTTCCTCATGCACACCATCGAGGAGGGTACGCATCAAGGGTGCAGCCTCCATGATCTTGACGATCTGATCGTCAGTCATGGTCTTGGGGTCTTTGTCTGCGCTTTGCTGCGCAAGATCAAGCGGGGATGCTTGAATGGGACTGAACATGATTCCTACCTCACTCATTACGTTACTTGCCAGCGCGGCGCAGGAGCCTTTAGCGCGGCAGAATTTACATTGACTATCACCGGGAACCAGCGGGGCATCAGGATCATCTGTTGCCGCCGCTTCAGCAATCAGTGTATCAACATTTTCAGTGAACCACGCAATCGGACGCTCATCAGTGCGAATTGCATCACCACCCTTTACACGCAGCTTGGGCTGGATGACCGTCATTCGGATGGATTCATAAGGCCACGGTGTCGCTACGTCTGCCAGCGCACCGTAGGCGTATTGCTCCATCTGAAGAATGGCACTGTCCCAAGCATCGGCCATGCCGTCCTTGTAGTCGATGATCTCCCGCTGAGTCGGGGTGATGATCTGACAGTCAACGGTGCCGTCCATGTCGTCGCGTCCAAAGATCGGGGCAGGATCAACCCGTTGCTCTGACACTACCTGCGGATGCTCACCCTGCATCTGAAGAACGAAGATGCGCTCCTTGATGTAGTTAACGGCTAACCACACCCGCTCGGCGCGATCCTCATCGACTACGAAGTCGCCTTCATGATCGGTAAGGGTCTGACCGATGAACGTGCGCGGGTCTGCGAGTTCATCTTTAACACAGTGATCAAGCAGCGTGTGCGAGTGAGTACCATCAATCGCAGCAGGCCCGGACGGTTGCTCAGGGTACTTTTCTTCTTCACCGATGGAACCGGGACAAGCCCGGAACCGATACCGCTTGGACGGGGAGCGTGACGCATGTACGCTCACCGCAGTGCCTCAACCTTGCCGTGGAACTCAGCGTAGTGCTCGGGTTTCACATCGTTGATGTTCGCGTAGCCCATGCCGGTCAGGATGGCCTGGATCTCCTGTCCCTTCGCGGGGCCGACTGCGCGATAGACCTCCATGACGTACTGGATGAGTCCCTTGGCGTCGGCAAACGGTGCCGGTGCAGCCGCAACAACAGGAGCGGGTGCAACAACAGGAGCGGGTACAGCAAGCACGGGTTGCGGCACGACAACAGGAGCCGGTGCGGGTGCCGGTACAGGTGCAGCAACCGGAGCGGGGTGGACAGCATCGGACACCAGCGAACGCTGGGCACCAGTGCCATAGGCTGCGATGGTTGCGGTCAGTGCCGTGATGGCAGCGGTGAGAGCTTCAATTTTCAGTTCGATTGACATACAGTTTTTCCTTACGGGTTACGGGTGCTGCGATGGTGAGACGATCTTCGACGAAAGCCTCAATGAGTTCACGCAAGATGTCGGCAGGTGTGCCGAACTTGGACGCCTTGGCGTGAAAGCTTCGCCGTGTCGAGCTTGTCACTCGCACGGTCAATATGTTGTTTAGGGGTTGCTTGCTCATCATGCTTGCAAGTGTGATACGCATGACCTACACTTGTCAACATCTTCAGCGAAAAAAAACCCCGCAGGGGGCGCGGGGCTAAGGACACACACAACAAAAGGAGTCGGATCATCTTATGAGCATTCTTCAATCTGTGCAATCACATCCAGCATCGGTCGATGCGTACATCCGACATGGTTGGAGCCTTGTCCCGATACCTGCAGGAACAAAGGGGCCGCGCACACCTGCCTGGAATTTGAAAGAGAATGCGCTGCGAAGTCAGACTGATTTGCCTGCAGGCTACGGCATTGGTCTAGCTCATGCCTACAGTGGCACGATGGCATTTGACATCGACGATTGGAATGCCACGGTCAAGCACGGCATCGATTTGGCTGCACTGTACGCTGCACCCGATGCGGTGATCATCGACAGCAACAGACCTGGACATGGCAAGCTCTTATATGCGATGCCGTTTGCGCTGCCATCGAAGAAGATCATTGTCGATGGTGTGACCGCTTTCGAGCTTCGATGTGCGACAGCATCGGGTGTGACGGTGCAGGATGTGCTGCCGCCGAGTATCCACCCCGATACGGGTCAGCCCTATAGGTGGGCTGGCAGTGGTCACTGGACTCGACTGCCGCTCATCCCTGAGTCGCTGTTGTCGTTGTGGCAGTCGATGCTTAATGACGACAGAACACGCAGCATCCCGACTGAAGGGCCGATCAGTGCGTCATGGGATGAGATCAGGTCGGCAGTCGATGCGATCCCGCCTACCTGCACACGCGATGAGTGGATCAGCGTGGGCATGGCGCTGCATTACGCTGGCACACAGACCGATCAGCTAGCTGAAGCATTCCATGTGTGGGATCAGTGGTCACAGGGTGCGCCTGACAAGTATCCCGGCGCACACTCGATGAACGTGCAGTGGTCAAGCTTTAAGCCCGACAAAGCGACTGCGGTCAAGCTTGGCACGCTGTACTGGATTGCGAGAGAAAACGGGTGGGTGCGCCCACCTATCGATGTCAAGAGCTTGTTTGCTGCGATACCGGCACTGGCTCCGGCGAATACGTTGGAGGACTTCAGACCGCCAGCACCCGACATTGATCTGAGTCTGTTCCCAAAGATATTAGGCCAGCGAGCGCAGGAAATTAGTGATGCGGTCGGCTGCGACCCGCTGATCCCTCTTTTCGCTGGCCTGGGTGCGGTGTGTGCGGTAGTCGATGCGCGGATCAGGCTGGAGTTGATGCCTGGGTTCAAGGTGCCGCCGATTCTGTGGCTGATGACCATTGGCGCACCGGCAGACAAGAAATCACCAGGAAGTCGGCCTATGCTGTCCGCGCTCAAGGCCATCGAGCTTGAAGACCGACCACGATATCAGCAAGATTTGCTCGATTGGGAAGGTAAAGAGGCAGCACATGCTGCCGCGAAGCGAGCCTTTTTGGAGTTCGCATCATCACCCGAGGCGATGTTAGGCGGGTCGCAGCCACCGCTTGTACCCAATCTGCCTGCAGCCCCTGTGCCGTTGCGATTCACGGTGTCCGACATTACGTCGCAGAAACTGGTGCGAAGTGCCGCAGAGCGTCCGCGTGGGCTGTTGTGCTATCTCGATGAAATGTCAGCCTGGGGCAAGAAACTGACCGATAAAAACAGCGGTGAGGATCGATCGGCCTGGGTGGTATCGTATGAGTCGGAATTTTATGAGATGGATCGGGTCGGCGCAGGGTCGATATTCTGTGAAAACCTTGCGGTTTCAATTTTCGGAAACATTCAGCCCCGAGTGTTTACTGAGTTGCTGCCGAACATGTCAGCCGATGGATTACTGCAGCGGTTTGTGCCGGTGGTGCTGCGTGGGGATCGCACTAAGTTAGGTAACCCCCTGCCCGAGTGGGCGGGATCGAATGCACAGTGGGAATCGCTGCTGCGCACGGTTTACTCGCTGCCTGAACAGACCTATGTGATGTCCGATGATGCATACACTGAATTCCGCGCATTCCAGGCGTGGTATGAGGAGCGCAAACAGGACGAGCGGCTGTTATTGTCGAACGATACTTTCATGACCGCATTCGGCAAGCTGGAAGGCACCACGGGGCGATTGATCCTGATATGGCACATCATGGAACACCCGTATCAGTCACGGGTCGATGTGCAGACTGTGCGAAGGGTGGTGCAGTTTGTGCGCCAGTTTGTGGTGCCATCGTTGCGATATGCATTCGGTGAGGTTGGAAATGCCGATTCGTTCAGTAAATGGCTGACCGATTACATCATCCAATATTGTGATAAGAGCACGTTGACGCTGTCAGACATTCGGCGCTCTGCGAAGCGACAATTCGACAATGCGCCAGTGCACGCCCAGGAGCAGACCATCATCCACGGGATGTACCACCTGGAACAGGCCGGGTGGTGCATGAGAATGGACGATGGCACACGTGAATATCAGCATTGGGCCGAGTGGGCGATCAATGCGGGATTAAAAGAGCGGTTCGCAGACTATCGCCGCCGTGTAGTGCAGGCAAAACAGCGACAAAAAGAGGAGCGGCACGGTATGAAAAAAATGCCGCCCGTGTGGGGATTGGAAGATTAGAACTTGCGCTGTCGTCCCTTGCCTGACCTGGGTGCCGGAACGAAGGCGTGCATGATCTCGGGAGCGATCGCCTGAAGCGTGGTGAATACGTCGATCAGCCGATAGGCTGCGGCACTAGGCTCGCGATGACCATCGAGCCATTTCCGGGCTGTTGATTCAGGCACACCTAGTAGGGTCGATAGTCCCTTGTCATCCAGGTCATAACGAGCGACCAGCGCCCTTACTTGATCTTGCGCACTCATCCTATTTTCTCCCGATGATGAATATCACGATGATGTTGATCAGAACGGCAATCATTCGATCGCCTCCTGTGCGCCAGGGTTGCACTCATGAAATCCGCGCTCTTGATCCTGGGTCATGCGATCGACTGCATCGCGCAGATAGCCGCGCAGTGCGTCAATCTCAGCCTGTGCATCGATGATGCGACCTAGCAGGATCGCATCGTTTAATCGGCCATCCGCATATGCGCGGCGCTCTTGCTCTTCGGTTGTCATGTGTGTGTGCCCTTAAAATGAAAAAACAAAAATCACGGCCAGATAGAATGCTGCGCCAGTGATCACGGCAAGTATCAACGCTTGCCAGAATCCAATATCGTCATCGTGCATAGTGTGTGCCTTCAAAATGGGGCCGGTGGTAACGGCTCTGGTGGTGTTGGTGGGATGGGGTGGCGCAGCCGACCGAACGGCCACGCGGGATCAGTCTTGAACGGCCAGGAGCGATTCGACTTCATTCATCACCTGTTCAATTCGCCAGTTAAAACGATCCGACCCCATGCGCTCTAGCATGGATTCGATTTGCGCCATCGCGGCTTTGCGTGCCCAGGCCAGCGGCTGACCCTTTGATGACACAGGCACGCCTTTATAGGTGGCGCGCACATCGCAGACCCTGCCACCCGATGCGGGATGCGAAATCATCCATTCATCGTACTGTCTGTGCAGTGCGAATTTATGCGTCTGGGTGCCTGCTATGACAATCAGGGGCGTGTACTTGATGGGATCGCCCATAGGCTTACCCTGGCGATCGCGCATAGTGAATGTGGGCTTAGTCGGCATGATGAACCTCAATTGATGAATGCGGCCAGCAAAACACGTACCCGTCCTGGGTGCCGCCATAGACCATCGTGGCGGGTGGTGGGTTGCTGAATTGATCGATGATGAGTGCGACAGCCACGCTCAAATGAGCCTGCACATCGTCCAGGCGGTCATCGAAAGGGCGGGTGATACGGTGCCCATTGCATGTGAATGCAACGATGCGCGTGCCCTTATGATTTGTGGCGTACAGGGTCTTCGTTTGTATCGCGATGCTCATTGTTTCCTCACGGTTTTGATGGTTTCGTTATAGGCGTCGGCCGCTTCGGCCATGCGATACAGTTCATCAATTGCAAGCTTGCGACCTTCAGCCGAGCCGGTCTGCAGAACCGCGATCAGGGCAGGCAGGATGCCCGACCACAATGGGGTCAAATCGATGCGGTTGTCCTGTGTGGTTTTCATGTGTTTGTCCTGTGTGTGATGGGTTTAGGCTTCGGGTGAACGCTCGATGAGTGCAATCGTGCGATGGTCTGTGATCGGCTCGCGCAGTCCGGGCTTGTACCATTGCCCATCGTGCAGCACGGCAATCTGTGTGCCGTACTCGATGGCTGATTGATTCAAGGTCGCACCGTAATGCTGCCGATTCATGTGCTGCGGCTGTACGCTGTACAGGGCACGTGCACCCGTCGACAGCGTGACAAGTAGCAAAGTGTCAGATATCACTGGCATGGTGTTTGTCCTGTGCTCAGGGTAGGGTCGAAACGGAAACGATCGTGTGCCCCAATCGGGTCAGTCGATCGATGACGGTCTGACGGTCGGATTCGGGGCAGACTGTGCACCCGCTCGACCCGTCGCATTCCCAAACGATGCAAATCATGGTGTTTCCTTTCGTGTGTGTGTGTGTGTGGGTCAAAACGACCCGCACAGGGTGCACCCTGGCACCCTGTACGTGGCGCTCTGTTACCTGATTCGGGTCATCATTGGGGCATCGCGACCGGATGCGTTTCGACCCATTGCCCAGGCTTGCGCCTTTTCTCCGAGCGGGTCATACCCGAGTGCAGCACGACGATGCTTCGGTTCCCACTCATCAGCCATCTCAGGCATGTCAGGGTGAGCTTGAGCGTATTGATACAGGCGCAAAGCATCCTGCACAGTCTGCAGACCGTCGCTTAGGCTTTCATCCTGCCAGGACAGCCAGTGTTCAATTGCCTTCAGAATCTCGCGAGCGTTCATTGTGTGTTTGTCCTATGTGTGTGATGGGTTCAGGCCGCGGCCAGTTGGATCACGCGCCGAGCGTGACCCAGGGCATGGTCTGCGATGACGATGTCGCGAGCTTCGATCTGGGCGCCACGGCACAGCTTGCAATCGATGCAGGTGGTACGGGCGCCAGCCTCACGCGATGCAGGGCATGTGATCTCGCCATCCCGGCGCTCGACACCGATCGAGACTCGGAATGTTCGCCACCCGGCCGACTTCGCATCAGCACGATCGTCGGCACTGTCTGCGCTTGCCATGAGCAGGAGCATCCATTCCCGACCCAGGCTGCGCCATTGATGGGTGTAGCCTGTCCATCCGGCCACGTAGACCACCATCGATTGCCACATCGCGACCGGTGCGGCTGCAGGATCGCCATAGGTGCCGATGCGCAGCACGCGACCGGCAATGGCGCGAGCGATCACCCAGGGTGAGGCTTTAACGTACCGGCCGCGACGATAGGCTCGCCACACCGACCCTGGCGCTTTCGACACGTCCACATAGCAGGGTGCCTTGCCATTGCCAGCACGAACGAGCACCGGCCGGTGCTCGCACTGTCCGCAGATCGACTCATCAGCACCCGATCGGAGTGCTTCAAGCGGGTGCACGTCCTGGCGCAGAATGAAGGTCTGAATCATCGAGCCGGTCTTACGGTTTGTCGATTTGCCCAGGCCGGTCACGATCACGACGATGGGTGCACCATCGATCAGTGACGGCCCCTCATATGCGATGAATCCGAGCGGTTTTGCTGTCATGGTCTGTTTGTCCTGTGTGTGTGTTGGAAGGGTGCGACTCAGCCGACCGACTCGGCTGCACGGTTGCACTCGATTTGCTGATCACGGGTCAGATCGCCCCAATGGTGGATCAGTGCGAACGGGTGAAGCTCTTCCGGGTATTCCATGTGCAAGGGTCGAGCCTGGGTGCATGTGATGCGCCATAGAGTCAGCCATGTGTCTTTAGAGACAGCCATGCACTCGGCCACTTCGTCGGGCGTCCAGTACTTGAAAATCTCATCCGGCACGATCGGTGCGGGTTCTGCAGGTGCGACCGGCTCGGCTCTTCGGCGGGTCATCGTGTACCGGCCCGCATCGTATTCGCGCAGCACCGACTGACCCAGGCAATCAAGCTCGAAATCGTAAAGCTCGACCCATCCGTCGATCATGCGAACTGTATCGACGAAATAAGCTTCGAACATTGAATTGTCGGCCACCCGATCGGGTGCCGTAATGGTCAGAATCTGGGGCTTGCCGTAATCACGGCCGGTGCGGTAACTAATGATTTTCATGGTCTGTTTGTCCTGTGTGTGTGTGTGTGTGTGTGTGTGTGTGTGTGTGTGTGTGTGTTCGAAAGTGGGTGCACGCTGTGCACCCTGGGTTGATCAGATAATGAAGTCAGGGTGACGATTGACGTGCAACTCGACTGCTACCTTATAAATGGCTTCGGCAGAGCGTTTCGTTCTAGCGCAACGGATGAGTGCCGAAAGAGCACGTGCGGCTGCGCCTTCATTCCCGATTGCAGCGTGCAAACGAGCGTTCACGACTGCTTTTGCTTCTGACTTGTTCATGGTGTTGTCCTGTGTGTGTTAGGTGTGTCTGTCTGTCTGTGTTTCGGGTGCTGCGCAGTCAGCATAACCCTTTACTACCCATTGTGCAAGCCCATTCATCGGATTTCACTAATCTTTCACAATGGGTGCGGGTGGTGAGACAACTGGCCTGTATTTGATGGGTCGATTTCTGGAAAACCCGAGCATTCTGTACCCATTGGGTAATAGTCTGAAAAAGGCTCTAAGGGTTCAGGCACACAGGGTGCAATATCGGGATTTCGGAAATCACATGCCAAAAATCAGGTGCATCCCACCCATCGTGCGAACCCATTGGGGAACTAGCACCTGTCAATCCTGCACCCTGTGCACCCTGGCCACCCAGGGTGCAAGATTGATCCTGCACCCTGTGCACCCTGGCCACCCAGGGTGCAGGATCAATCCCACCCAGGGTGCACAGGGTGCACAGGGTGCAGGATCACCCAGGGTGCAATTGCCCAGGGTGATATTCCACATGCGGACAGTGTGCAATTTAGGGTGCAAATGGGGCGCGATCGGGTGCAAAGCGGTCGCCGAGACAGGGGGTCGGGGTAGGGCCGACAACATCAGCAAAAAACTCAGGAGGCACCACAAACCCCGTAAAATTTTTTTAAAAATATCAGTTACACATTGTCCAGTAACACCAACACTCGCACCTACCATCGTGCTAGGATCAAGACACTATGGACAAACACTCGATTGATTCCGTAGGCGCAGAAACTGCGGTATCCACAAGCCCCAATTCGTTGCCGGATTGGCTGACCGCTCCTGCGCCACGCCCACCTGCCACATCCAGTCAGGGTCGCGCCCTGCTGTTCGATCTGTACGAATCGATCTTTCCTCGCATACTCGAAAAGATGTACAGCGGCTCGACCATGCAGGCCGCGCTCAAGGATGACTTTCGAGATATTGACGCTGGCAGTTTCATGCGTTGGATCAAAAAAGACCCCGATCGGCATGGTCTGTACAAGGAAGCCAAAGAGATTCGCACTGAGGCTTGGGCAGGCAGGCTCATCGACCATGCTGTAGGTGCAGACATTGCCGAAGACGTTCAGCGATCCAGGCTGGCTGTAGACGCCTACAAGTGGCTGATGGCTGCGGACAATCGCCGCGTGTATGGCGAGACAAAGCAGATTGACTTCGGTGGCACCATCTCGATCAACAGTGCGCTGGCTGCGGCACGCGAGCGGATCGTGAACGTGATCGACATCACCCCGCAGATCGAGATGGACGACTGATGCAGAAACCCGTCTATAGCGCGGAGGAAGAGCAGTCGCTGATGACTCAGTTGTGGTCGCCGCAGATTGCCGATGACCCTGAGACATTCGTTATGTTCGTGTTCCCGTGGGGACAACCGAACACACCCTTGGAGAAGTTCAAGGGGCCGCGTATGTGGCAGCGTAAGGTGCTGCGCGAGCTTACGACGTTCATCAAGGCTAACCGGGGCAAGCTGACCAACAATGAACTGATCGATGCGATGCGCGATGCCACGGTGTCGGGTCGAGGCATCGGGAAGTCGGCACTGGTCAGTTGGTTGATCCTGTGGATGCTGACCACTCGCATCGGTGCATCGGTCATCGTGAGCGCCAACAGCGAGAACCAGCTTCGTAAGGTCACTTGGGGTGAGTTGACCAAATGGGCGACGATGGCGCTCAACGCCCACTGGTGGGAGCCGACCGCGACAACCCTGGTGCCTGCACAGTGGCTGGCCGAGCTTGTCGAGCGGGATCTGAAGAAGGGCACACGCTATTGGGGTGCGGAGGGTAAGCTATGGTCGGAGGAGAACCCTGATTCGTATGCCGGTGTCCACAACATGGACGGCATGATGGTCATCTTCGATGAGGCGTCCGGCATCCCTGACTCGATATGGTCGGTGGCAGCGGGGTTCTTTACAGAGAACATCCTCGATCGGTACTGGCTCGCGTTCAGCAACGGACGACGTAACACGGGCTACTTCTACGAAGCGGTCGAAGGTGGCAAACGGGACTTTTGGAACTCGCGCAAGATCGATGCGCGATCGGTCGAAGGCACCGACCAGTCGATCTACAACCAAATCATCGAAGAATACGGGGCAGACTCTGACCAAGCCCGTATCGAGGTGTATGGTGACTTCCCCAAAAGCGGCGATGACCAGTTCATCGGGCCGTTCGTAGTCGATGAGGCAGTCAAACGCCCACTCTACAAAGACGCCACCGCACCCATCGTCATCGGCGTAGACCCCGCTCGCAGCGGCATGGACTCCACCGTCATCGTAGTGCGCCAGGGACGGGACATCACCTCGATCAAACGCTATCAGGGCGACGACACCATGACCGTTGTCGGGCATGTCATCGAGGCCATCGAGGAGCATAAGCCCACTTTGACCGTAATCGACGAGGGTGGGCTAGGCTACGGCATCCTTGACCGGCTAGTTGAGCAGCGTTATAAGGTCAAAGGGGTTAACTTCGGCTGGAAAGCGAAGAACTCGATCATGTGGGGCAACAAAAGGGCCGAATTGTGGGGCGAAATGCGCAATTGGCTCAAAACTGCCTCAATTCCATCCGATCGATTGCTCAAAAACGACCTTACAGGCCCAAAAACCAAGCCCGACAGCAGCGGAAAGATATTCCTGGAGTCCAAAAAGGACATGAAAGCTCGCGGATTGGCCTCTCCTGACGCTGCTGACGCGATTGCAGTCACTTTTGCGTTCCCGCTGGCGCACCGAGAGTACAATAAGCCCCTGCCCCGGCGATCAATGGTTCCCGGAGCGGTCACTAACTCTTGGATGGGTTCATGAGCAAGGAAATGCTTGATACGATGCGAAG